AATATATTGTATAATTAGTGTATAATTAGTTGTATTATATATTGTATAATTAGTGTATAATTAGTTGTATTATATAATGTATTATTATTTATTTATATTTTTTATATTTTTTTGATAAATATATCATATACATTATATATAGAAAGTAAATACCATTATAACTTCAAATGATTTCATCTAATTTCTATAAAAAAATACTAAATTATATATAAAAAATAAAATATTTTAAACTTATTTTTTTACGTTTAATATTTAAAAAAAAATTTATTAATATAATAATATAATATGAGTAAAAAAAATTATAAAGTTTGGAATACAAAAGATAATTTAAAGGTTGAAAATTTTTATATTAATTTAACAGAGGATAGTGATTTAGAAGCTCTCTCTTTAGAATTACAGAGAAGTATTCAAAGTATTAAATGTAAAATTATGAATATTATTATTAAAAATAAAGGTAATGAATCAGAATTGTGTAAAAAATATAAAATAGAATTAGAAGATCTTAATACTTTTAAAAATCAAAATCATAAAAAAATTAAAAATAAAAATTGATACCTAAATAAGTATAATATTATTAATATGAATTATTTAGATTTACTAACAGATGATTTAATAGAAAAAATTTTAGAATTAGTAGAAAATGATTATAAAAAAGATTTAAATAAATTAATAAAAAATGTTAATAAATTAAAAAATAAATTAAGACTATTATATATAGATAAATATTATTTAGATGAAGACCATGAATATATATATATATCTTATGGTTATATTACTTATTGTATAGATGAATATTTATTTAAAAATTTTAAAGTAAAAGGAGATATAGTTTTAATTTATAGTTGGAATGATAAATATTGTTTTTATACTGGTAGTACATATATATCAGAAAAATTGTCAAATCCAACTTATTTTGAAATTATAGTAGAAGCTAATAAATCTAAATTAAGAACTCTAGATAAACATCATACATTCTTAAATGGATTAACAGAAATATTTCCAGATAAAGTATATGATTATGTTGGTATAGTACCTGAAAAAAATATTAGATATTTTGAGTTTATAATAGGTATTAAGTAGGTAGTTAATAATATATCAGTATTTATCTCGTAATATTTATTTTCAAAGATATTTTCATGTTTTTTTTTTCATTCTAAATATGTTATTCTTTTATCAAAACATATATAATATATGTAATATTACAATTAATCATTTATTTATATAATTATATAATAGGAGAAAGTAATAATATATGAATAATTTAATGAAAAAATATAGTAATGAAATGAATGAAATTTTTAAAAATTCATCTAAATTAATTAATTGTAATAAAAAAAATTATGTAAAGATAAAAAGAAAAAATCTTGTAAAATATATAAAATGATAGATAAATTAGATTTTACAAAATTTACTTACAACGATACTATTAAAGTTCAAAAATTAATAAAATTAGAGAAGAAGGGATACATGGGTTTATTTTGATATTTTGATATTTTTTTAATTATATACCTTTGTTAAAAAATGATTATTTATTATATAGTTTTTATTACCACTATGTCATTAAAACAAGTTGAGTTATCTATTCAATATGCTTTAATGAATGAAGTAAAAATTATTAAAAAAATTATTATAATTAAAGATATTAAAGATCAAGATAAATACAATATTATATTAAAAAATCTTATTGAAGAACAGATTGATAATAGCAATAGCTATATTGATATTATCAATGAATATGGTAGTAATTTTAATGCAATTAAAATTAGAGCAGATAAAAATGATTGCGATGAAGAAATCTTCAATAGCAAGATTTTAGCAACTTTTCTAATGAATAATTACTTTAAATTGAAATATACTTTTGAAAATTATAGAATAGAAGCTTTTGATTATAGAATAAAAAAAAATTTAAATTTTAAAAAATTATAAGAAGATGTATAAAAAAATGATTAATTATTATATATATATATATTATAACATGGTTACATTCGGTCAAAAAAATCAAATGAGAAAAAATGCTAATTCTAAATTCAATACTTTAAAAGATAATAATAAAAAAAAAAATAACAAAAATGTAAATAAAGATAATATTATTAATTATATTGAAATTAATCAAAAAAATAAATATAATAAAGATAAATTAACAAATATTAAAAATTATTACACTTCTTTAAAACCAACACATCAAGGAGGTGGTAGAGTTATTCAACCAGGTGGTGGGTTTAAAGGTAATTGAATATATATATACAAACAAAAATTTTTAAAATATTTATAATTAATTATTAATATAATTGGTGCAATGATTTATTGAATATAAAAACAATTTGAAAAAAATGATCCATATTCTAAAAGTAATAAATATGTTTGAATAAAATTAAAAAAAAAGATTTTTTTTATCTTAATCGTGGTTATTAGACACAGAATCACATAATATGAATTCGTAATAATATACGAATTCGTAATAATTTATATTTTTTTCAGGATTTATACCAATATAATTTTTTATTTCATTGTTTTTAATTTTTTTTAAACCTTCTAAGAAGGTGCGATGATAATCTCCAGTAATAATTACAGATTTATTAGCTTCTATAAGTATATCTAAATATGTTGGGTTGTACATTTTTTTACTAATAAATGTCTTACCTTCTATGCTACCGAAAAAATCGTCATATTTATTTATTAAAATTATATAACTATATTTTTCAATACTTTTAAATAAATATTTACATATACAATAATTTACATAATCATATTTGATATTTGTATAATTATTATAAATGTCATACTCGTCATAATATTTAATTTGTAAAGGTTTCAATTTATTATTCAATTTATTTATTTTATTATTGACTAAATTAATAGTAATTTCAATATTATAAGTAATTAACTCTAATATATATTCTATATTATCATATGTAAGTATATCTAAGTAATTTTCCATATTTAGAATAATAATTTATACATTATTAATATCATTTTTTTCGTTAATAATATTTATTAAATATTATTTTATTATAATCAATATTATAATCTTTTTTATATATTTTTTTTAAAATATAATCTTTATATTCTTCTTTTTCTACAATTGAAATATATTTAATTAACTCTTCAAAACAAGATTTATCATATTTATTTATCATATTGAATATATCAAATTATAATTATATCATTTTTTTTATATTTTAGAATTACAATTGTAAACATTTTTTATTTTATTTGTATAAAAAATAAAAAATTGATGTTTATATTTAATATATAAACCTATATAAGAATGATGCATTCTCATAATATTTTCCCACTCGGTATTTTATCCGCAAACCAAATTGAAAAAGGTCAAGTTCACCTTAATAATATTTCAAAAATTATTGATGATGATGATAATGATGATAAATTATTGTCTCTTTCTAATAGTTTCTTTTCAGATATACCCCATATACTATCAAGATCAAACTTAAAAGTAATTAATACTCATAAAATTTTGAATGAAAAAAATGAACTTCTCGTATATATGCGCGAATGTTCTAAATAATATATTTAATGTTATAAAATATTTAATTATTTATATATTAATTAAATATAAAATATATAAGAAATAACTAATATATAGATATATAATAATATGTATTTTCCAACTTTTGTTATGACTCCACAATATACAACAACTTCTCAATATCCTACTTATAATCTACAAACTATTTATCCCGACAATATTAATGAACTAATAGATTTTAAAACTCAACAACAAGCTGTTCAAACACAACAATATTATCAAAATCAACCATATGGAATGTCGCAATATGTAACACCACAATATGTAACACCGCAATATTTTTCTAACCAAAATGTTTCTTGGAAAGTACAAGAAGATACTACAAGTTGTTAAATGTTAATTATTTTTTTTATATATAACCTTATTATAAATTTTATCCCAATTCTTATCATATAATTTTAAATCAGATTTTTCATCAAAATTATCAAAATTATCAAAATTATCAAAATCATTAATATTATCACAATAACATTTTTCAATTTTAATATCAGACCATGTGATTAAGTCTTGTTTTATACTACACCATTTACCCAATAAATTTCTACATTTTTCACATATATATATATATTTATAATTGTCTATTTTATTAATAATATTAATATTCAAATTATTAACATTTTTAGTCATAATTATATTCTAATAATACAATATATTTTTTAAGCATAAATAAAAAATATATAATAATGAATTAAATAATATTGAATTATCAAGACATTGAAAAAATGGAGCAAAGAAGACGAAGAATTATTAATTAAATATGTGTCAGTAGTAAAAGATTATAGGAAATTACTAAATAATTAAGTAGATCATAGTATACTATAAAGTAGTGTATTATTTCATATATTATATATCCAAAGTATAAAACTTTTAACAATAGATAAGATTTATTTAAAAAAATAGAATGACAAAACAATATAAAATTTTAAATTATTTAATGATAGTAAATAGTAAATTAGACATTATTATTATGGAAAAAGATTCAAATGAAATCACAATCAAACAAAAGAAATAATTAATTTATGAAATTATTTATTTCTCCAGCATAACTTTTAAACATATCAATAAATTCTTTTTTATTTCGTTTTATTCCAGTTTCCATATCATATAACCAATTATTAAATGATTTATATCTGTTAAAATGTATCATTAAATTTATATATTTTATATATTCTCCATCTATTATATAATAAGGAGGTACATAATTATGTAATAATCTACCATCATTAAATAATTTAAATATTCTAAATAACATTACATTAGAGGTTAAATCTGTTGATTCTGTAGCAAAATCACCAGATGATTCTATATCAGCAGGTATTGTACATATATCATATATTTCATATATTCTATCTCCAAATTTTCTATATATACCAATTTTATAAAAATTTGCATCACTCATCCATTGTGGTGTATATGACGAGTGTGTTTTTATTGGTTTATAATCAATAAATAATTTAGTATCATTTATCGGTTTTAAAAATATAGGTCTTTCAATATTAGGATTTATTATTTTCATTACATCTATCAGTTGTGTAATATTTTCCTCAGTATATTTTGCTCTTGTTATAAAATTAATAAAAGGTTCTTTATTATTTATAGAATTTACAAGATAATTATATAATTTCGGAGCATATATACATTCTGTTCTATATTGTGTTTTATCTCTATTATATATTTGCAATCTAACCATTAATTGTAATTTAGAAAGAGGATAATTATCATCATCAAATTCTTCATTAGCTAATATATCTTTTGATTCGCTACATTTGTCTTTTAGATCAGAATAATCATATAATATTTCTTCATTTATTTGTTGTCTATTCATAGATAATAATATATTTCCCTTTGATAAATCTTTAATAGTTTTAGATGGTGAATTTTTAGTTTCATGTTTTATTAATTGTAAATAACTCATATTTTTTATTTTATTATATTCATCCAATAAATCTTTAGAATTCAGATATTCTTTATTAAATTCTTTAATTAAAGAACTGCTAACATGTGTAGGATCAATATTTCCATATTGATATTTTTTTCCACTTTCTAATGTAATTATTGGTCTTTTAGGAGGCGTAGGAGATTTAGGTGCATTTGTTGGATGGATAATGTTAATGCTTTTATATTTTAAAATACTCTCATCGTATTTATTTTTTGATTTTAAATAATCTTTTTCCATTTCACTTTTTTTAGCTTTAAAATGTTTTAACTGGTCATCATTTAAAAATAATTTACTATCAACTGGTTTTAATGTGGTTAAATCAATTAATTTACTAAACTTTGGATCTTTAATTTTTTGTAAACCATCTTCATATTTTTTAAAATATATATCAAGTGGGTCTTCTATAATATTAAATTTTTTATCTTCGTAGTTATCTATTATTCCACTATTTTTATCTAATAAATCTTTTATATCATTATAAATTTTTTTAAATTTATCATATATATTTATGGCTTTTTTGCACAATATATATACAACATTATCGTCACCTGTGGCGTGATCAGCTACAAGTTCTCTTAAATAATCAATAATTATTTTACCATTGCTAAAAGTATAATTTTCCATAAATTTAATCATTATTTCAGCTTTTTTCGCATAACCATTACAATTCATTATATCTTCTATTTTTAAATTTTTAAAATCGGTACTAATAATTCCCTTTCGCAAGGTGAGATTTTCTATCATACTTTCTTTTAGTAAATCAAACATATCATTAATTGATGTATAATTATCAAAAATTTGAGGATTATCTATAGGTCTATTACTAAATCTATTTTTAAATAATTCAATTTCAGTATCAAGAATATTATCTTTATCTTTTGTATTTTCCAAACCACTTTGAAGTAATTCACATAAAATAGATTCTTCATTAGAAATACCAGAATCAGTTGATATATAAGTATAAAATAATAAATCTAATTTACCAAATAATATATGATTTTTAGGAAAATTTTCATAAAACCATGTACTTACATTGGTTTTTTTTAGTATTTTATAAGCTTTTCCATATATATTTTCGTAATCAGAACTGATTGGTGACATTTTTAAACCAGTTATAGGATGTGTTTCTGGTTCATCAATCCACCTTTTAACATCTTCTTCTGTTCTAAATTCTTTTTTACGTATTCTTATATTTGTACCAGCATCATCTTGTGTAGATATAATAGTCGACAAATCAATATTAATATTACCATTTACAATACTCGGAGGGATATCTTTAAAATCAAATCCATTAAAATTATCTAAATGAAGAGAAATCCATTTTAATATTAAATTATAACCGCCATCTTCATTTGCTGTTTCAGAATTTAATTTAGAATTATTTAATAATCCTGGAATTTTTTCATCATACGAATTATAAGTTTTTAAAGTTTCTAACCATTCTTTTATTTTGGTAAGATTTTCGTCTTTATTTAAAATTCTATTTAATTTGGCAAAAATGTCTTTTTCTTTTTTAAATGACATTTTATTATAAGTGCTATATAACTCTTAATATAATAAAATAAAAAAAATAATTGTTTCACATATAAAATACTTTATAGTTTCATACCAAATATATTTGTATTTATATATTTTACATTACGATATTCTACCAGAAGAATGTAAAGATTTACCCGAATATTCTTTGTTATCTTTAATTCTTGACATTCTACCAGAAGAATTTAAAGTATTACCAGAATATTCTTTAATAGGAGACATTCTACTCGAAGATTGTAAAATATTATCTGAATATTCTTTAATAGGCGACATTCTACCACTCGAAGATTGTAAAGTTTTACCAGAATATTCTTTAATTTTTGAAATTTTACTCGAAGATTGTAAAGTTTTACCAGATAATGTTCTATTGGACAATGATTTAGTTTCTATTTTACTTTTTATAGGAATAGAAGAATTAGACATTTTTTTTTTAAACTTAATTAAATTCAAATGTTTTTTAGTATCATAGTATATAATATCTTCTCTATCTACAATAATATCTGTATCGAAATTTATTTTTTGAGCAGGAAGTGATATACTTTTTATTTTTGACATATTCTATATTAAGATAATATAAGATTATCAATAAAATCCGAATCTATAACAATATCTTTAATTTTGTATTTTACAATTAATTTATTAATAATATCGAGAATATATGTGTTAAAATTAAAGTTAAAATTATCACATAATAATGTTGCTTCCGCATAATTAGAAATTATAATTTTATAATAACAATTATTTAAGATAATATATTTATTAGTAATATAATATTTATAACGAAATTTTTTATTATTTTTAATAATATATATATCATCTATTGATATATAATTAAAATATATATTATAGGTATAATAAGCACAATACAATGATAAAATTAATTGTTTACATATATTAATAAAATCAATGTCATTTAAATATGAAACAGAAATATAATTTTTTGTTAAAACAATTGCCATACTATCATTTATATCATCACAAAAATCATTATTTGAAATATAATTAATAAAATCTTCTTCGAATTCAAAATAACAAATATAATCAATAAAATTAACAATTTTTTTAAGAATATTAGATATTTTATATTCTATTTTTAAATTATCAATATCCCAATGATGAGTTTTAATAATAAACTTATTATTTTTAGATGATAAATTTTTATATATATATTTTATACCACCTTTTAAAAATCTTACATCTTTATTATATATAAATTCGTTCCATTTATAATTAGATATTTCCGAAATAAGGTAAGAATTATATATTTTATTGTTATTGCTATTTAATTGTATAATATTATGAATATTATATGACATAAATAAGAATAAAAAAATTAATATAGCTATAAAGTATTATATAATAAATTTATATAATATTATACACAACTTAAATTATAATTTAAATTACCATTTGGATTACCTGGAGCAAATGAATTAGTAGCAGAACCAATATTCCATTTTTTGATATCATCCGATGGATTATTTTCATTATATTTGTTATTAGGTAAAAAGAATGATTGATCTTGTGGAATTTCAATAAGAGGTATATGATTATCCTTGGCGACCATTCTATAATTCACAGGTCTATCAAATGATTCTAATGCTCTATCTTGTGGGTCATCACATAACCATTCCCATCTATTAACAGCAGATTCTTTTAAATTAATAGCAGGGTTAGATAATCTTGTAGATTCTTGTGGATTTAAACAGGCTCTGGCATTAGTATTACCTCTTATATTACAATTACCAGTAGCTTGATATTTATTAGGTAAAAAAGAATCAGTATTACATTTAGAATTTTTATAATTTAATCCTTTTAATTCACTTGAATCGTCAACTGCAGTTTTCATTGTACAAATATTTGGTCCATAAGATTGAAATCTTAAAGAAGGGTCAGCGGGAATATCTTGTGAACAATCTAAACAATCATTATAAGGTACATTAAGAGCATATAATCCAGGACCGACAGTTCTTTTTAATTTTTCCATATAACTACAACTATCATAACTTAATCTTGTATCATTGGCTTTGTACATAATTAAAGTATTATCTCTAATAAAATGATTATATTTTTTTAAATATAAAAAGAAAAATAAATTAATAATTAACAATATTTAAAATTATTTTTAACGGGTAATGGAACACTTCTATACATAATAGATTGACAACTTGCTAAATGTTTTTTAGAAGTATCAATTGGTTTAGTTTTATCATTTTTAAGAATATTATCATCAGTTGGGATATATTTATTATTTCCACATTTTGAAATATATCTTGTTTGGCCTCTTAAATCACTTTCTAAATCTACCATATTACCTTTTATATGAGATACTGATGTACCACCAACAAAACCGAATTGGTGTCTACATTTATTTGAATGTTCATATCTATATTGTGCTAATACATAGCCAAGTGTATTTATACTTTCTTCTAAATTTTGTTTATAAGAACAAGTGTCATACTTCGTTCTATTAAAACTCATTATCTAATCTATTATAATATTATAAAATTTATTTATTGAAACATTTTTTATTAAAATTTACTCTATTAATATAAGAACGCGTATCTTCTCCACCATTAGTCCATTCTGGAACTATATTTTCTGGTTTTTGAAATTCTTTTAAACAATCTAATAAAGGATATGTATTATTTAATTGTTTTTCCATAATATTTTTTTTACATTTATACATATTAGTATCATTTCCTGATAAAATATCTAATTCTTTTTCTATATCACCTGTAGAACCTTTTAATAAAGGACACGCTGTAAAAATTCTTTCAAATATTTGAGTTTGGCATTTATCATGTGTTAATGATTTTGGGTCATTTCTTAATGCCGAATAATTATCAACTAAATAATCATCTGTTAAACCAAATCCAGATCTACCTCGTAAATTTGTATGTTCTAATGCAAATTCTGGAAACGTACCAGTGGGTTTTTCAACTTCCGATGTATCATTGTAAAAAAGATTATAATTTTCCATTTGTTTATTATAAGAATCCTTAGCATTTTTCCAACAAGTATCCGAACAAACACTTGTTCCCATATTATACTCGTGTATCCTAGACATTTTAAATACTCTTCTATATATAGATTAAATAAAAAAAAGAAAAAAAATTAAATAAGTAATTAAGTATATTTATTTAATATTGGATAAATTTAATAACTCTATTGGTATCATTATCTCTTAATATATAATTTCCAGATAAATAAACAATTCCTTCACTATAACCTTCCATTTTTTCAAGATCTTTAATTACTTTATTTGTTCCAAAATATTGATGTGAAATTACAAAATTAGTATTGATAAAATGTCCAAGTGTTACACAAATATAGTTATCAATTATTACATTATGAAAATTATCTAATACTAAATTATAAATATATGATGTTGTAAATGTTTCAATTTTTCCTAATGTTATAGGAAAAACCCAATTATTATTAATATAAATTGGGTGGAAGGGTGTAATTACAGGTCCATTGTTTAATTTTACCATATCGCATTTATTATTATTGCATTTAATTTTTACTAAACATATAATAGAACATAAATTATAATTTTTATCATAAACCTTATCTCCTTTAATTATATCAGCTATATTTTTATAACTATTATTTGCCATTAAAATTTGTGAATTTTCATGAAAACAACCACCATGTCTATTATTATTTATTAATAATTCTTCATTGTCGTAAGTATTACATTCTTTATTAATATGGGGATTTGTAATTATATTATTATTTGTAATTTGGTAAAAAAATGAGCGAGGTATATTAGAATTATTCATTTATATAATTAAATTATATACAATATATCAATTTTTATAATTTAATCATATTATTGATATTATTATTATCAACAGATGAGAAAATTTCTTGTATATTATCTATATCGTTGAATTTAAATATAATACTATCATAAGTATCTTTATATTCTTTTTCTAAATTAGAATTAATAAATTCTTTAATATTCCATGATTTTTTATTAGTACTATTGCCAATTTTTTCATGAATTATATTATCTTCCTTATATAATTTATTAAATGATTCAATTGAGCCACTACTATCAATAGAATTCGTATATGAAGTACTACACAATTTATTATTATCTATTTGTGAATATTTGTATTCGAATTTTGTAGTATTATTATTATTTAAATTATCTCCCGTTAATTGAATTGTTTTAGAATATATACTCATTTTTATTTACTATATATATATATTATTTATATATTATTTTACTTAATTATCTTACTTTAATATCAGAATATAAATTATTATAACATTGTTCCCCATTGTTTTCTTTACAACTTTTACCTCTATTATATAACCAATTTCCGAATTTATTCTGTTCATTTGGTATAGTTGTAGAAGGCATTGTATAAAATATTCTATTTAATATATTTGTATTATATATATCATAATCATTTCTATATATATTACAATTTAATAAATTATTTACTTTTTTAGATACATTTTTATTATTTACATTACATGATTTAATATTTTTATTTTTATCATAAATATTAACGTTCATCATTGGATTATTTTTTGTAGGTTTAACACATGATTCACTATCTATAATAGTTAAATTGTTTTCATCTAAGAATTTTTCATTATTTACTAATATATTTTGCTGATAATTATATATAAATATTGATATAAATAATAATATTATTATAAATAATATATATCTATAGTCATTAAAAATCAAAGCTAATACTATTCCGCTAAATAATATAATTCTCATTATACTATTTAATTTTTCTTCAAAAGTCATATAATCTTTTGGTATTAAAATAGGATTAAATAATTCTAAATAATTATATAACCAAAACATATTATTAATGTATCTCTATAATATCTATGTATTTTCTTTTTACTTATTATGCATTATTTTTTTTATTTGCAAGTTTGCTTCTTAATTTATTTGCTTTTGATAATTTTCTTAATCCTGCTGTATTTACAGCACTTCTACTACCTTTATTATTTTTCATATTACCAGCCATTTGCTGCATCATACTCGAAAGGTCTGGTTCTGAATTATTATTAGAGCTCATTAATTCACTCATCATATTCATCATATGACTCATATCTGGACCCTTTTTATTACCACCTCCCATATTACCACCCCCCATATTATTACCACCGAACATTCCAGGCATCATTGATGCGAATTTCATAGCATCATTCATTAAATTTTCTTGATTTAATTCTCCACTGGAAATCTTTTTAGCCATTTTTTGACTAACATTCGAAATTATATCAGAAAATCCACTATCTGGGTCTCCAATAGTTTTTAATACATCTCCATTTTCACCCATAGATTTTTGTAATTTATTAACATCAATATCTTCTAAAATTTCTTTTGCTAATTTCCCAAGAGTTGTATCTTCCATATGTTTCATATCAATACCTGCTGTTTTTTTTATTTTTTTATTTCTAATATTTTGTAAATTTTTCAATACATTTTTAATATGATTATCTTCTAAATCATTTAATAAATCCTCAGTATCTACTGATTGTAGTATATTTACTATTTTTGCTGATAAATCTTCAGATAAATCTTTTTTAAATATATAAAATACTGTCATATAATGATTACACATATATTCATCTCTTAATAATTTATTAATATCATTCAATGTAATATTCATATAAACTTCTAAATCTCCATTATCTAACATCCAATTGTATTCTTCTCCATCTTTAGTTTCTCCAACGTTTGTATTTTCTTTTTCGTCACATACTTCATTTTCACAACATTCTTCATTATCATCACATTTTTCAGATTCTTTTTTTAATTCTTTTGATTCTGATGTATTTATAAATTTATCATATATTTCATCCGTAAAATTATTACAAAAAAAATTAACATATTCGTCTGTAGTTTTATCCAATGTTAAATAATTTTGTTTAATACTATTTATAATTTTTTTAGCAGTTTTACTTTTATCTTTATGTTTTTTCGAAATACTTTTTAATTTTTTAATTAAATCTATGTAATATTGATTGAATATAAAGTTATTTTTCATATATATATTAAATTTAACGTATATATCCTTATATAAATTTAATATATATCTTTATTTCGCAATGTCATTAATTCTTCGAGAGATGGTAGTTTTTTATCTGTTTTTTCATCAGATGATGAAATTGGATTTATACTATCTGTTATATTATTGTTAATTTTTTCATTATTATCTTCTATTATATCCCATGTATATATTTTATCTGATAATATATTTGTACTTTTATCATCAAGAGACGAAAAATTATCAGAAAAACTTGTTAATCCAAGACTAAATGCAGCAGGTTCACTTATATCAGATGAAATTTCTTCATTTTTATCTAAATTATTATTTATTTCCTTTACATCTTTTGTTCCTTTTTCTGTTCTTGTATTATTACCTGAAAATAATATTCCCCTATTGGGTAATAATAAATGATCGAATACACTTTTACCAAATAATATTTCTTTGCTTTTTATAAAATAAAGAGCTGGTACACTTTGTATTCTATTATCAATTGGTAATTGTAAACTTCTTAATAAATCTATTGAAACAGTTTTAATTATATTATTTTTATCATGTCGCTGTATAGTTTCTAATAAAACTTTACAATGATTACAATATTCGCTATAAAATAATATCATTACTTAATAATTTATTTGATGTATGCTTATATATATATTTATATAAGCATTATATTTACTATTTTTTATATATAATTTCAGTAGAGAATAACATAAAATGGATTTATATGGGGGTGATATTCCATCAATGGATAATTATTATAATTCTTCTAAATGGTTATCTGTAAAAAATGATCAACATATAAAAGCTAATGTATTAAAGGAAAAATCAAAAAATCCACATAAAACAGGCGTTGTGTCATCAACACCATTATTAAATAAATATCAAAATGTTGATAATTTAGATACAAACACATTTTTTTCATTAACTGGTGAAATGATTAACGCTGATGATATGAAACATAATAATATGCAACATTTTTTAAAAAAAAGTGTAACACAAAATGTTAAAACTGAAAATTTTATTGTTGATAGAAATTCAGAAATTGATAAATTATACAATAATAAGAAAGAAGCGCCATCTTTTTTTAAACCTACATCTGGTTTTGATAATATTAATGGTGCTAAAAATAATTCAGATTATTTAAAAAATAGAATTAATATTTCTGATATAAATAATAATTCATTTCCTATTAATAAAGTAAATGTTGGACCAGGTATAAATGCTGGATTTTCATCGGAAGGTATTGGTGGTTATCAACAAATAAATACATTAGAATATGCCAAACCTAAAAATATTGACGAATTAAGAACTAAAATTAATCAAAAAAATAAATATTTTGAAATTCCTATCAAAGGGCCCAAAAATGAAATTGGAAAACGTGGTATGCTTTCAAATACTGCTAAAAATAGACCAGAAACAGTTTATAAAAAAACAGAAGCAGATTGGTTTAAAACAACTGGTTCTGTTATTAAAAAATCTTTAAGATCATTTGAAAATGTAAAGGCTACCAATAAGCAAGATTCGCATATTTCATATTCTGGTAATATAAAATATAATAATAGTTCTGGTTTAGGAGATGATTATGGAAAGAAGGACATATTAATTTATGATAATGAAAGAAATGTAACTGAAACAAAAACAAATATTTCGAATATAACAAGTATTGTTAAATCTATTGTCGCACCAGTAATTGATGTAGTTAAATTTTCTATAAAAGAATATACTGTTAATGCTCCGAGGGAAACTGGAAATCTTAAAGGTATTACAGAAAAAGCAACTTTATATGACCCAGTTAATCATGTTACAAGAACTACTATAAAAGAAACTACTATTCACGATAGTGAATTAAATAATTTATCTGGACCAAGTGAGACATATACAGCTTCTCATGATCAAGCTAAAACTACAGTTAAAGAAACTACTATACATGATAGTGAAACAAATAATTTATCTGGACCAAGTGAGACATATACAGCTTCTCATGATCAAGCTAAAACTACAGTTAAAGAAACCATAATACACGATACAGATATTTTAAATATTAAAGGTGAGGATAAAAATTACGTTACAGGAGATGATAGTATGAGGGTTACAATGAAAGAAACTATTCCTATACAAGATAATATTAGAAATATTGGTAATGTAAATTATAAAACTTATGTATATGATACTGATATTGTAGCAAAAACTACTGTAAAAGAAACATTGATTAAGGGAAAATCAGAATATGGATTTTTAGGAGGAGTATTGAATAGTTTATTTGGTGGATATTTTAATAAAAAAATTGATCTTAAAAATACAAATAAACAATATACATCTGATTATCAAGAATATGGTATTGCTGGTTCTGTAAATGATCATAGACAATATAGCAGAGATGCTTATTATGAAGCAGATAATGATGATACACGAGAGAAAATATTAATTGCCGCTGGTCATATACCAAATCCTGGAAATATGAATATTGGTATTGATAAAAATGAAATTAATATGACTTCTACTAAAAATCCAAATGATAATATTGCAAAACATAGTATGGGTAATATAGGTAAAATATATCAATCTGGACCACAATATATTAAAGATGAAAATATAACAAAATATAGTACTAAAACAAATACATTTGATAATAGATTGGATAGTAAAATATTAGACTCTTTAAAAACAAATGAATTAAATACACAAATTAATCCTATAGTATAATTAAATTATCTGCGTATTATAAATATATATAAATATATATAAAATTATTAAATTAATGCAAGGATTACTTGATAATAAAAAAGACTATATAAAAGATATACAAGATTTAATTAGTATTCCTATTGCGGAAAAAATATATTCTTTATATA